TTCAGGTAATTGTCGCCGGCGATCAAACGCTCACCAAGGACAATCTGGGCTTTCAGTTCATCGGCACTGCCGAGTAACTGATCGATGGCAGTAGCAGCTTCTAACGGGATGTCTTTACCATCCCATTTGGCGGCTTCCGCCTTAGCGGCATCGTGCTTGGCCTTATACTGTGCTTTCAAGGCCTCGAGTTGTTTCAGGTCCATTTATGTTACCTCACTGACAAAAGTAGGGGATCACGATCGGCTATTGCCAATCTCCGTAACACCCTCGCAGTGAGTGCGGCGACCTTCGCGGGGTCGTCCTGCGGCTCGGCTGCAGCCAGGATATCTTGTAAGGTGGCTAATGCCTCTTTGAGGCGGTTCAGGTTGTTTGCGCTAAGCACACGCCCCGCTTTCACCTCATCCACGTTGATTGTGCCGGCCCAATGGGCAATCTGCACAACTTCAAATGACGGAGCCTCTTTGCCTAGCTCTTTATAGTGCTCAGCCAAGTGATTGTACACTTCACGGCGCCCATCTTCCGGAAGAGGGCTGGCTTTAGCATCCATAAGCACGGACATGGCCCCACGAACCCGGTCCCAGGTTGCGGCACCATCTGTATGGTGTGCAAACGGGGAATCGTTATCGTCGTCATCTAACATCTTAGAAGCCACGGTCGCGGGATTCATGCCCCAATTGACATCCGAAGTATCCCACAACCGGAGTTCACGCAGGTTGCGTACTAATTGCTTGCCCCCGTTCATCTGGACTTCCTCAAAATCGTATTTCACGGCATCATAGCCGAACGACATTTCCTTGATCGCTCCGGCTGCAATGCCCCGTAATACTTCCTCACCTCGGGGAGTAGGTAGGTATTCCCGGGCTATCTGTAAACCGCCAGTAGCCATCGGGAACTTATTGAGCAGTTCCATGGGCAGGTCCGCCACACCCACTTCCTCGGCGCTTTTGATCACGGCGGTGGGAGGCTGGCTGGCATCGTGCTGCCAAAGATGCTGGACCCGGTCCAAACGTTCTTTCAAAGTTTTGCTGAAGGCCCCCGGAAATATTCGGTCACCCCCATCATCAATATTACCCATAACGGCTGTAATGCCGATAACGGTCCGGTCTTCGATTGACTTCACGGGAAAGGCGTATGATTTATGTTCCACGACTGCCTCTTACAATTGCTTGAGTATGGTTATCACGGCTTCATGGAAGATCCGGTAAACCTCTCTGGAGGCTGCACTAACAACCTCTTGTAAGGTCCACCATCCATGACTCTTGTGTACGCGTGTTTGTGGTCCGCGGCTCCCTACTCGCTCGGTACTAATGACCCAGGGCGCGTGTTTCATTTTGTTGCCGATCGTACCCACAAATCCGCCGCCGCCTAAAGGTTTCACCTTAGTAGTGGTGGCACGTCCTAACATTTCAGTACGAGCATACCTAGATCCAGCCGGCTTGGCTGGATATGGCGGGACCGTACTATGCACATACGTTACGGCACGATCGGTGGCTTTGAAAAGCGTGTCGTGAACAACCGGACCTGCGGCACCATACTTGGACATCAATTCGGCTAAGCCTTTGATGTGGATTCCGTCGTTGGTAGCCATTAGAAGTTTCTCATCTTGATATAATCAATTTTACTCCTTTTCCGAGTATTTGCACCCCGCAAAAGTGACACTAAGGTCCCGCCCCGTCGGTTACTTTGCCGCCGCGGGCCACCTTTTCCGGTACTCTGCAGTATTGGATTGGTCTAAAATCTGCTGGACCACCTCGTCGCTAACCTGCTCTTTCCCGGAGGGTGCATCGGTATTAGTGGCGAACTTCAGGAACACACCCACCGGGCGTACGTCGGAGGCCAACTTGCCATCCATCACGTAGCCGGCCGGAGCAAACAGATCCTTGGGATCGGTCCCGGCGCGAACCAACCACTTGTTACCTAGTACCAGCATAACCGTGCCTTTAGTAGACGTCGACGATTTGGACATTGAAACCTTCCTTTGTGAGTTTCTCTTTTAGCTGCTGGGCGATTTCATCGGAAACACCATCCCAACCGCCTCTTTCTATTATAACCCGTTCTACGTCATCCAGCACGACCCCACCCTGTACCTGAATCTCCAAATAGGAACTGGGCGGATAATACTTATCGTCATTGATGAAGGTTGCGAACCGGCGGGTGCTATCCAAAGAGGCCGGTTGCGGATTCAGCAACGCCGTACCTACCTGGTCCTGGCCGTCGAAACCGGCTAAGGAATCTTCATGAGTAAACGTGGTACGTGTTTTGACCGAGTCCTTTAGTTCCCAACGAACGGACCCATAGGATGCAGCCCCAGTATGTTCGCTTTCATTTTGCAGGTACCCATAAACCGGGCGACGATGCACCGGTAACTTCTCAGCCAGCCCGAGACCTTTTTCTTCAGCAGTGGCCCGCAACTCTTGGTCCAGGGCGCCCTTAGAAGAATTAGTCTCAAACTGGGTCTTGAAACGGCCGCCGTCTAACAGCTTATCCACTACTTCAGGGGGTGTGCGTACCGTTACTTTGGCGGCGCCGTACTTATCCTGGAATAACTTCTGGAACCGGGCCGCAATCTCTTCATCGGTCAGGTTAGCAAAACGAGCATCCCCTTCGGTGCGGAACCGGAAGTCCTTGATCATGCGCCGGTTCAGGTCAGCGGTCATCCGTTCGTTGGTGACCAAGCCCTCTTTACGGGCTTTGGCCAGGTCGTCCAGAATCGCCTTCTCTTTTTTGCTGGCCTTAGGGTACACTCTTTCAAAGCCTTCAGGTGCCGCCGGCTTGGGTTTCGGCTTAGGTCCTTCCACAGGCCCGGCTGCGCGGCTTTTCACAACCGGATGCTCGTAGCAACGGCACTTTGCATGTCGCGGAGGCGGCGCAAAGCCCCCAGGATATGTGCCATCCAATGCAGCCTCAGTACGGTGTAATGGGCGGCATAATGAACACACCATCTCATCGACGCCGGTGAGCCACATTGTGCCATCCACAACGCCGGAGGCGTTCCACATAGCATGATTACCGGAAGAAAAAGCCCGGGTCGTCTCAGTGACGCCAATCATTTCGGCGCGCCAGGGTTCATAATGCTTGGCCAGTTCCGCGATCAGCACGTCTAGGTGCTCGCCGGATCCCACCCATTTTGGGAAAGCATCCACGAAGGCGGTCATTGAGGTCGTTGTGATCCCGGCCACGACTTCAGCGGTGTGTGCTACCGCCCAGGCGCGAGCCCAGTCGTTGACCAAATCCCAATCCAACGACAGCCCTAAACCCTGCTCACCTAAAAGGAGACGGCCTTCTTCAGCGCCTTTCTTAGCCGCCTCTTCCTGCCACGGGCGCATTATTTCGCCTAAGCGACGGGCTTCCTCCTCCCAGAAGGTCTGGTCAAGGGGTTGCGGCACGGACGGCCTCCTCAATACGGGCTTGTTGTTCCTTGAAATATTTTACCAGGTCCGCGGTCAATGATTTTTCCATGGACATTCGTTCCGTGTCCGACAACACTGTCTCTTTGTGCTCCTCGTGCGCGTGCCCGTTGGACCCAGCTAGTTTGAGCGTAGTGAGGTCCAACGCTAACCTAGCCCGGGGGTGGCTGGCGCCAGCTGTGGGCGACGGGGCCACAGGCGCAGGAGGCGCGGGCGCGGCAAGATCAGTCTTACGCAGGTCGCCTAATTCCGGGGGTGCCGGTAACCAGCCCAATTCACTGCGAAATTCGTTGAGGGTAATGGCGTTGGAATCCCAAGCTTTAGTAGCCCGTTCCCACCGTTTGTTTTGGTCTTCTTGCATCGCGGCCACGCGGCTGAAGTCCCAGGCTACCGTGATGTTGTCATGGTCATCAAACTCGGGCAGCAGGCCATTGATAACCACATCCAGCAGGTCCGCGTACAACGGAGTTAGGCTATCTTGCCACCAGGCTAAGCGGGCTTCCCCGTAGTTGGAGTAAGTTGCCCGGTCTAAACCGATCTTGGCACCCACCAAAATAGGGGGGACATCTAACACCATGCAAATCCGGGCCTCACTACGCGCGTCTAAAGCATCGAAGCCCATCTCTTTGAAAGTGAACCCGATCTTGGTGATGTCTGCACCGCTATCTAGGATGGCTGGATCAATTTGCTTGCGCCAGCCCCCATACCGAGAGTGCCAACGAGAGCGCAACTCGGTGACCTGGTCTTCCTTGAGCCGACCCGGGACCTTGATGGCAATCGGGGGAGTGCCGCCTTCTTGGAAAGTAGCCTTGATCAGGTCCGTGGCATCATTATCCACATCCCCGGATCGACTGGCTACAGCGACTGGAGGCCAGGAGGAGAACAAACCCATAGGATCCCACACGCGGAAGAACAGCACATTTTCCGGGGGTAGATCGGCATAGTCTTCAGCACCGCCGGGCTTGTACCGATAATAGTCTACTTGGACCGCGTTGAGCATCTTACGCGACACCCAGTCCGGGCGCAGTGGCCACAGCCGGCAAACGTCGCCGCCGTTAGTGCGCTCCTTTTCGAAGATGGCCCGGCCAGCCAGTTTCTGGTAGGTAATCACGGACGACCAAAAATCGTACTCGGTCATCTCGGGATTGGGGGCCTGTATCAACTTCTTTAGTGGGTGATCCGGCAACTCAGCCCGGGTCTTTTTGTCATAAACCTTCAGCTCGATCTGGGAGGCGGTCTTAGCGGTCTTTGAGATGCAACTAAAGATCAGTTCGTTACGTCTCCAACCGAACTTTACCATATCCTCAAACTTGGCTTCCACACCGCCTGTGTAATTGGCTTCGATGCGGCGCATCATTGCTGACACCGGGAGCTGCAAATCGCTTAGTGGCGGAGCGTCACTACCAGTTGTGGCCTTGCTAAACGCAAAGCGCAGCCGGTCCATGAAGCCGCCTAAGCCTGGCCGAAATTCAGAGTCAAACATGAACACCTCCAATACCTGTTGATACCATGTCAACTGCCAATACGGCCAGCCCTAAAGCGACGGCCCGGTCGTCATGTAAACTAGGCGGCGCACTCAACGTGGCCCCGTCAATACTTGATAACTGCAAATAGGTCTCGCGACTATGTAACTGCAACGATTCCTCGTTCGGTCGCATGACGTCGATCACACCGCTGTACATCTTAGCCTTGCTAGGTCCTGAGGTAACCCGGCCAAACTTACCATCATCGCCGCGGATCACATCCACCGAGGTCGACTCAGTGAGCTTCAGGATCACAGCGTGCCCGTGGTTGTTGCGCTCAATAAGCACCGCAGCGTCATTATAGGCGGCTGCAAATGCGGCTATGGTTTCGCCGAATATAGATGGTTGCATCGGGGCGGCCAGACAAGCCACCTCTTCATAGGTCTCAGCATCCATCACTTCGAGTGCGGAATCATCTGAGGTAGGGTTGCCTTCTGCTGGGTCCGCACCAATTACATAGGTACGACCGGGCTCGGGTAGCTTGTAAATCTCCTGCCCCCCGAAAGTCAGGTCCCCAGCCCGAGAAGAAACTGAAGTTTCCTCAAAACGTAACGGTTCCTGTTCAAAGAACACCTTCTTGAGCCACTCCGGAGGAATGCGCTTGTCCAAGGTAGCCGCCATCAGGGCTTGTTCCGGCGTTTCTGGATACTGCTCATAAAGCCCATCCAAGGATCCGTTACGCCCCAAAAAATCCGCCTTCTGGTCCTCATACCAAGCCTGGGTCCGTTCGGGACGAATCCACCAAGGCAAGAATACCGCCTTCCAGGGAGTGCTGCCTTTAACTGCAGCCAGATACATCTTCTTGAACGTGGAAGCCGGGTTACTTTTATCGGACCGGGTAATCATCACTAACTTGCCGCCGCCGTCTACGGTAGGTTTGACCCCCAACAAAAGTTGGTCCAAATTCGGCACTAGATCCGCTTCGTCAATAACCGCCATAGAGGCCGAGTAAGAATCGCCGGCCGACGTAGGAAAGGCAATGGCTAGGGATCCGTTGTCCAGTTGCCAGGTGTGACTATTGTCCGTAATGCCGGCAATGCTAAGGCCAACCGACTGCACACGCCCGCGGAGCGGGGTTACAGAGCTGGGCGTAGGTAAGGCGTGAGGATTGCGCAGGTGATTGAACATGCCCTTGAGGCGAAAGTTCAGTAAATGGGTCGCTTCATCATCGCGACGCGAAAACAACAGCACGGCCCGGTTTACATGGAATAAAAGCATCCATAAAGAGTACGCTACCAGCAACCAGGTCAACCCAAGTTGGCGGGCCTTCAGTACCAGGACCAGATTATTCTCATGAATCATGTTCAGGGTCGTAACCTGCTCGGGCCAAAGTTCAAAAGGCACCCACTCCCCGGTCGTGGCATTATGAATGCTGCAATACCGGGTAATGAAGTACCTAGGGGATTTTCGGCACTTGATAAATTCAACTACCTCAGGCCGGTTTGTTGCCATGCTCTTCTTTCTCCAGTTCATCCAAGGCCTGGGCGGCTTCAGCAGCGGTCGGGAGACTTACACCCACGTTGGCTTGGACCTCCTGCTTGGAAACGGCGGGTAATCCGGCCCGGTTAAAGATAGCAGTGGCCGCCTTGACCATGGTACGTGGATTGGTCAGGGCATCCAATAGCGCCTGCAGAGCCTGGGGAGTCGCCTGTTGCAGTTTCAACCGTACCGAATCCACGGTTTCCAGTGCCTGTCTACGCTGATCCGCATCGTAAGCAGCCGCTCTACCGATCCAATCAAACTCACGGGCAACGGCCAACCATTCCCTCGGGACCTTTTGAGGGGTCAAAGCTTTGGCGATGCTGGGATCACCACCCTTTTCAACCCTATACAGCACCCATGCACCCCGAACTGATCGCCCAGAAGTCACCAACAGGTAGAACTGAAAAAACCGGGAATACCATGTAGGCGATTCACCGGGTAATGGGTCCCACGCATGGACCTCTGCTTTAGCATCAACTTCATCTGTCATAAAAAACCTGCTTTGGGGGGTGCATTTCACACCCCCCGAAACGAACCATTAGTCGGGCGCCAAGATACCCCGACTAAACTAAGGTGTGGGCGGTGCCGGAGGAGTGGGAGTATTCGCCTGAACCGCATCGGCGAGGGCCCGTTGCGAGGCATCCAGTTCATCAGCGAGGGCCAGAATTGCGGCCGGGTCATTTGCGATCTCGGTCAACCGAGTGGCAAGCCCTTGAATCAAAAGAATGGCACTTTCTTCGATCGTCTTAGTCTCTTGGACTTCGGCGGTCAACTTATCCATTTCAACGCTCATTTTCGCTCCTAATTTGGTAACGTAGGCCCCCAAACGGTCGATGCGCGTAGACAGCGCATCAATTGCATCCAGAATACGAAACTCGCCGTAGGTGAACTTATGGTCTCGGTCTTTGGTAGCCACGGCCTCCTTTCCTTTCTATCAACAACAAATCAACAAATCAGCAGACAGGGTAATACAACCTTATTATACCGTTTCCCTCTCCAAAAGGGCAACCAGCAAAAGTGGGGTTTACCCATCGAGACGCCGTCGGACCGGATGCCTAAACTGTCATTTATTTTTGTTTATTTGGAGATTGGATCGTTTTCTCCCCAGAATACCTACCAGCCGATAAAACTACGTCTAATTATTATTATTCTCTATATAAACAATAATAAATTACCTAATTTGCAAATATATGGGATAGATAAATAATAACATAAGACAAATCGTAGGGTGACTTGTCTTCTTTTTTTGGTAAATCATATATTACATACATATAACAAGAAATAATAGATAATATATAAATAAAATAAATTGATTTTAGGGTTACCGCATACAAAAATAGTTGGCCCTTGTCATTTCAGGGTTTTTCTTATATAATATTGATAATGTAATAAAATCTGTAATCAAAGGGAGAAACAATGCGTAAATACCGTTCGCCGTCACAAGTCAATGATTTGATGAAGGCAGCTGCCGCTGCACGGTCAGCCGGCGCAACTCTAAAAGATGCTGCAGCTCAACTGGGTGTTTCAGTCCCTTACTTGCACACGTTACTAGCCAAGGCTGATGGACAGGCTTTACTGGATGACCCCGTTTCTCGCGCGGATAAACATCGTGACGAAATCGTCTCCATGTACCGCCAAACGGCTGAATTACCAAATGCGGTCGAAATGATTGCCGATGCATTGGTGATTCCACAGGCCCATGTTTACAAGCTGTTAGTTGAGGCGGGAGAAATAATCCCTAAACGACAACAAAACATCAATGCCCGTATTGAGGTTGCTATCGAGATCGTGCGCCTATATAATGAAGAAGGCAAATCCGTTCCCGAGATTGCCATGCTCAAAAACATTTCAGTACCTTCGGTGTACAAGATTCTGCAGTATAACTTGGTTCAGTTACGCAGCAAGCGCCACCAAAGCTCTTTAGATGCCGCGCAATTGTATCAAGATGGCCTCTCCGTAGTCCAAATCGCGAAACAGCTGGATATGTCGCCTTCCAACGTTTACCCGCTATTATATGAAGCAGGTATCGATCCTCGGAAGACCCGCCAAAGCAAAAAGGAAATAGAGGCCAAGAAGATCATCGAACTGTACTTCGACAGCCACCTAAACATTGCGGACATTGCACACGTATTTGGGCATACCGAGACCACTATTTGGGCTATTGTAAAGGAAGAGCAGGAACGGCGCGACGGTCAAACAGCCGTTTCCGAGATCGATGCTCTTTATCCAGATGACGGTGCCGAGCGCACTTTTACTGAAGTGGCCATGCCAGCGGAACTTGACGAACTTTATCCGGATCCTCCCGAAGTACAGGCAAAGATCCGCGAACTAAACGAACATGAAAATGACATGAGTGTTTAGATTGCGGGGGTGACTTTCGAAGCAATATCCGGTAATATATAACTAAGAACAAAAACGAACCACCAACGGTTCAACCACATCATTTTTCGAAGCAATGTTCAAAAGGAGAACATGCAATGCCTAAGACCAATAGCAACACCACCAGCACCAACGGATTCGATTCAACCTTCTATTCTCAGTTCCCTGAGAAAATGTCCGCCCGTCTTGCCAGCGCTTATTTGGACATGTCCGAACAGCGCCTGCGCGCCCTGGTTCACGAGAACGTGATTCCCGCCACCAAAGACGGCACCAGCTGGATCTTCGACAAGAGCGCCCTAGACGCGTATCGCGCCAAAGTCGCTGCGACTCCTCGCACCGTGGCCACCCGCGAAAACAAGACCGGCAAGCTCTACGTTGTCCGGGTCCGCTTCGATCAGTACGAGGCCGTAACAGCCGCTCTCGGCCAGATGGGCATCACCCTCGAGCCGCGCTACAAGGCCAAATCCGGTGACGCCGAAGCCACCCCCGCTGCGGAAGAAGTTCCCGCCCAGTAACTAATCGCGACCGTCTTTTTGCCGGTGCCTCGCGACACCACACAAAAAGTCATGCCGCGAGGGCAACAGCAAACTAACCAACATCAAACCCCTGTTTGGAGAGCGCGCGGTCTAGTCAACCGCGCGCTCGTTTTATTTCCCGGCACTAGGAGAACGCAAAACAATGAACCCACTCGTAATCGGCATCGATCCCGGCAAGACCACCGGCGTGTGCATTGCCCGACTGCCTACGGCGCGCCCTGAGGAACCGGAAGCCGGCACCCGCCTCGGTGAAATTGAAGTTATCAACGCTTATGAGATCCTTTGGGATTTTAGGCTTGAAGATATTGAAGGGCTGTTTTCCACGCCCCCCGGGGGCCGTGTAGAAGCGGTTGTGATTGAGTCCTTTCATTTATATCCCGACAAGGCTGAAGCGCAAATTGGGTCCAGCTTCCCCAGTGTACAAATTATCGGCATTGTGGAGGCCATGATGCATATTTATTTGCCCAAATTTCAGCCAGCTCGCATCTGCTTGGTCCCGGCGGGCAACCATAAAAGTGTCGCTATCTTGGATACGGCACCCACGGTCCTCAACGGCAATTCGGCACACATCAAGGATGCCTACCAATTGGCCCGTCTCTATCAGATTGCTTTACGCAATCCTGTAGGTCGACCACGCCCCTACTATAAGCATAACGGCGGCTCAAAATAGCCCCGCGAGGGCTGGTCCATTCTTCTCATGGACCTCTCATGTAATTCTCAGGCTATTTTCATGTTTCCCCGGTATGATAAAATTATCACGAGAACAAGGACAAGGAGACACGTTATGCTTGCAGCCGTAATCTTTACCGCTTTTGCCACCATCTTACTATTGATGATCGTTTACGCTATCGACACATACATGCGTTACCGAGACCATCAAAAGCGCCTCAAACAGCTCAACAGCTACTGGGACGCGCGTACCGCCGAAATCAACGCCAAAATCGCCAAAGCCCGGGCTAGGGCCGAGGCCATCAACCAGCAAGACGGAAAGAGAGACTAACATGTGGCCCTTTAGTAAAACCCCCAAACAACCCAAAAAAGGTAAGAAGGGCAAAACAGCCCATATCTATATTAGTACCGGAGAAGGTGAGATTCGCATCGACCGTATCAGCACCGACTCCAAGGGCAGCCAGATCAATATTGCCGGTGGCAACATCTACATTACCTATGAACACGAAGACTGACGACCCCATCAAGCATTGCCAAGGCTGTGAACACAACCAGACCCGGTTTTGTGAGATCCTGAACCGGCCGCTCACACCCGAGGTCATCCAGATTTGCGATGAACGGGGCTACGCCTTCCGCCGCGCTAATTGGCGGCCCCCGGTACGTCACTTCAACAATCGCACCGGTTGCCCTTAGATTCTCATGTTATTCTCATGTTGACGGTGTATAATAAATATATAGGAGATTCAACAATGGACAACAAGATAACGATCGGACAGTTAGTTTACATCGTCAACAACGTAACCGGTAAGCGTGCCTATGGGCGTGTGGTTGGTTTCGGGCGCAAAAACGTAAAAGTGCAATTCAAGAATTTCTTGGGCGAATACATTACCCGTGTTGACGGCGTCCCAATGACTGAAATGGTCCCCGCCAAGAAGTTGCATCTTATTCTCATGTAATTCTCATGCTCCTCTCATGTTAGGGTTGTATAATAGAACTATAAGAGGAGATGCGAAATGACCAAAACCTTTACCTTAGAAAAGACCACCCCCGCCACTGGCGGAACCCATACCGACATCGTCGAGTTCGCGATTGACGAAACCAACCACAAGGCGATCGTTGCCAAAGCCTGCAGCTGGAATCGGGTAGTAAACGGGGAACAAGATAACGGATCCGACCTCTTCGGCCAGAAACCCGCCACTATTGTATCGGCCCGCCACCAGTATCGCCAGTACCTCAACCTGGGCTACGTTCGCACCAATGCCAATTATTTCCTGGTAGAGGCTTAGTCAATGAAGACCAACAACAGCCACACCTTGACCGGCCGCACCACCATCAAGAAGGGTACCGTCCTAATGGACGTTTACACACGCGCAAAGTTTACCCTCCCGGAAGACAAGCCCGCCCGCATGGGTGTGCATCCGGGCGACCACGAAACCGTCTACTATATCGATGGGCGGATTTACTT